AGGCCGTGCCGCGGCGGACGACGTCATGGTCATCAAGCAGGGCCAGGCGAAGCCGGCGCGGTGCAGGGAATCCGTTCATGCGCAGGAGTGTTGTCAGCGCCCAGTGGCGTGGCGCTCATTCTGGCGCCGCTGTCGCGTCGAGCATCGAAAACGTTCGATTTTTGAGACTTTTCCTAGAGTGGAAGTAGGAAAAGCTGGAGGTTTGTGTCGGGATCTGCACAGCGCGGGTGCAGCGAAGTAGCCTGTCGCGTCTGATGATTTTTGAATCGCGTCTGCAAGGGGCGCGCGGACTGCGTGCGCTGCGCAAGTCGAGTGCGGGCTCCGCTGGCGAGATGCCAGCGTCGAGGCTCTGGTCAAGGACAGTTCCAATCACGAGACGTTCCAGAGCGGCGAGATTGACGGGTTGGCGGGCGCAATTAACGTGACGCGTCACGGTGGTCGCAGGTCTGTCGGCGTTGAATTCTGCAGGGCTGAGGACTTGGGTTTCCCTCAGAATTGAACGTTGGTCCTGCGAGGTACGCCTGACTGGTGGAGACTGGAGCGTGCGACTGTTTGAGCGAGCGTGTGTCGCCTGGACGTGGCGGGATGCCTCTGGGTCGCCAGCGACCATGAGTGCAGAGAAGCTATGGCTGGGGTTGGGGCCCGGGTAATGTTTGGGGTGCCATTGGTCGGGCTCGGTAGCGGAGTCGATGCTCAGTCTGCTTTGAACATAATATACATACTGTCGTTGCCGGACGCGCTAAACGACTGAATATCAAGGGATTTTGCGCGAGCGACGCCCGGGGCTGAGAACACTACCAGCACCAGCACTGCCGCCGCCGCGCTCACCCTGTCCAAGATCAGTCGCCACAGTGCGCGCTCGGTGGTGGAGGTCGCTCGCTCGGCGTGGATCATTGCCATCCACGTGGCGCCATCAATCTTTGCCATGGCGCAAATTTGCGCAATCCGTTCATCGGACAAGGGGGTATCGCCCTTTCGCCAACGGGAAATCAAAGACCGGGTAACGCCGACGCGCTCCGCCAAAGCTATGTCGGAGCCTAAATTCAAGCGATTTTTCACGTTGTCAAGTAGTTCGTTGACGGCTGACATTGCGGCTCCTGTTGATCGATCAGTTGACACGTGTTTCCCGATCAGTTTACATGCCCCTCGTTGAGCGATCACTCAACACCCGCCATCGGCACCCCAAGGCCGCTGGCGGGATCTCTTGGGGCTTGGGGCAGGGGATACACCATGGAAGAGTTGCTCCAGATCATGGCCGGTGGGCTGCTGCTGGTGATCGCGGTCGCCGCGATCCGTGCGGACTACAAGCGCCGCAAGGGCGGGGTCATCAAGTGATCGACCCCTTGATCGCATTCGTTCTGGTGGGTGCAACCGTCGCCATCGCATACGGCGTTGCCACTTTCCCGCGCAAAGCCCGCGAACTGCTCGCGACCATCGCGCCTAAGCCTGCTGTTGAGGCCTCGTTGATCGCCCAAGCATCTGCCGAGGTGAAGCATGGCCGCTAAGGTCAACCCCCGCTTCTACGAGCCCGTGCGCTCGGTCTCTCCCCTTGAAGCCGTGATCCACGGCGTGATCCAGATGGAAAAGCTGCGCTACACCATCGAGCAGCGCCTGCCGGGTGGCGCCTGGAATCACAAGAGCGACTACGGCAGCGACGAAGCTCATGCCCTGCGCAATGCGCGTTGGTTCCGCCAGATCCTGCGCGGCAAGGTGGATTACCGCGTCTGTGCATGCGTCGGTGAGGCCAAGGCCGTGATTTTGGGCGAGGTTTCGCCGTGAGCGCGGTGCTGGCCGGGGCAGGACTCCCCGCGTCTAACAGGGGAGTCAGTGAATTCAGCAACCCCGAGGGAACCCTGACGGTCGGCATTGACTGGTTCTCCGCCTCTATAGATCTTTTCGTCGCACTGCGTGAGACGGGCTTCCTCGACCGCGACACACAGGACGAATCCCGTGAGTGGATCGACGCCTGCGCCGACAACGCCCGAATTGCCGCGCTCCACGTGTTCACGTGGTTCTTCGGTGGCCTTGGCCTTGAACTGGATGATGCGGCCGGTGGCGGTCGCTTCTACAAGTGGCGCGTCAAGATCATCGATCCGGAAAAGAAGTTCGTCGGCATGATCGAGCTCGGCGGGGACAACTGCCAACGCATCGACGGCACGATCACCGCTCGCATCGAGCTTTCTGGCGAGGGCTGCAAGTGGGTTAGTGCAGCGCGCTGCGGCCATGCGCAGCGGTGGCTGGAGCTTCGAGCGAAGCTCGAAAGCTGCGCGGGCAGAATCACCCGGCTCGACGTGTGCGCCGATGATCTGCTCGGCAAGTACCCATTGCGCCTGGCACAGAAGTGGTACGACGAAGGCCAGTTCGATCAGCGTGGACAGCGCCCCAAGGCGCGATTGGTTGACGACTACGACAGTGGCGACGGCAAAACGTTCTACGTGGGCGGCAAGGCCTCGGAAAAACAGCTGCGCGTCTACGAAAAGGGCAGGGAACAGGGCGACAAGAATTCGCCTTGGGTCCGCTATGAGGCCCAGTTCCGCGCCTCCAATCGCAAGGAACTGCCGCTCGACCTGTTGCGCGACCCAGCGGCCTATCTGCTCGGCGCCTATCCGGTATTGCGCTTCCTGCGCTGTGTGTCCACGCGCATCGAAATCACCAAGGCGGCGGTAGCGGCCACGCTGCAAAGCGCGTTCCGCAACCTGCGTCGGCAGTACGGCGGTGCGCTCAACCTCTTCATCAAGTACTGCCCGGACGCTGAGACGTTGCGAGCGGTCATTCAAACCTGCACTTCGCCAAAGCCGCCGAAGTGGAGCACAGGAGATATAGCGGCGCACTGGGCCGAAACCTCGGTCCTACAACCACCAAACCTCAAAGGGGTCTACGCATGAGCATCAAGGTCACCGTCCTGAAAAGCGAAATCGAAGAACGCGGCGGCACGTTCGAAGGCAACAAGGGTGAGCAGATTTCCTACACCACCCGCAAGCAGAAAGCGCGCCTTGAAACGGATGGCTTCGCCTATCCCTTCGACGTGCGCCTGCAGGACGGCCAGCCGGGCTACCCGCAGGGCGATTACGAGCTCGATATCGAGTCGATGCTCCAGGTCAACAAGGGCGTTGCCTCGCTGAGCAAGTTCACCGTCCTGCGCATGCTGCCCAAGGCTGCACCGCGCGCCGCCGGGCAGGCCTAAGTCATGGCGCGGTACGTCTACGAATGCTTGCAGTTCAACCAGCAGACCGGTGAGTGCGCGCAAGCCGGATTCGTGCCGCGCACCGAAATTCCCAGCCTTTCTACTGCCGAGGTTACGGGGATTCTGTCCATGGTTGCGGTGTGCTTTGCCGTGGCATGGGCTTACAAACAGATAGGCAGAACTATCCGCAACTAACGAAAGGGGAACACGATGGATCTTGACGCAACTGCTGCACTGACCGTTCTGGCTGGACTGTCTGCCGTCTTGGGCGCTATCGGCGCCGCCAAGCTGGCACCGGCCGCAATCTCGGTCGGCTTCAAGTGGCTGAAGGGCGCGATCTTCGGTTGATCGCTGTAGCACGGGGCCGGGCGATCCGGCCCCTTTTTTTATGGGGGATTCGTGATGCTGGGTCTTTTCGTGCTGTGCGCTGGCACTGCCGCGCTGTACATCGCGTTCGGTGATTAGATGTTCCGCATACTCTTCGCGATCATGCTTGCTGCGCTGTATAGCGCTCCTACGTCGGCTCAGGTTGGCACCTGCTCGCACAGCGCTGACGTTGGGTCGGATTCTTGTCCGGATCAGGGCACCGCGTATACCGCAGCATGGGCGGCCGCTACTGATCAGGCTGGCCGTTCTAATGCTATTGGCGGCCAAAAGTGGTCGCCATTTGTCGAGCTCGATGGCGTCGGCACCTACGTGGGCTTCATCAGGCCCTCTACTGCCTCTAACGGGCGCTACGCCTCCAAAACCCGCATGTTCACCGTCAAGTGCAGTGCGAGGCCGGAAGAATTTGGGTGGGAGGGCGGCACTACTGCGGGCTCCGTGAACGTCTGTCATAACGGCTGCATGTATTCCAGCGCTTTGGATCCCCAGGGCGTTGCGGGCGTCAGCTATGCGCCTACGGGAGGGGTGTGTACCAACGCCGATGCGCCTGAGCCTAAGCCTGCTGGCGATGGCGGTGGTGATGATGGCGGTGGCACCGGCGGGGAGACGGGTGGCGGTGACGGAGACGGCGGAGGCGATGGCGGTGGTGATGGAGATGGTGGCGGTGATGGCGGTGGTGGAGACGGCGAGGGCGGTGGCAACGGTGATGGTGATGGCGACGGGGATAGTGACGGCGGTGAGGATGGCGACGGTGATGGTGATGGTGACGGCGAGAATCCGAGCCTTCCTGAGAACCCCACGTATCCCGGTGACATTCCGATGCCCTACGCCGATCCGCCTATTCCGAGCAGCTACCTTGGCCAGTGGTCCAGTGGCCTCGGTGGTGGTTCCTGTCCCGCTGCAAAGACCATCACGGTGGGCGTTGGATCTGTCTCTACGTCCATCAGTTTCGAGTTCAAGCCTCTCTGTGATTTCGCGCAAATGATCAAGGGTCTAGTCATCGCCTGTGCCGCGCTTGCGGCTGCCTATATCGTTTCAGGAGTACGCAAGTAATGCCTTGGCTCGCCGCGTTCCTCACTCAACTCCTGGGCAACTCCCTTGCGCGTGTACTGACCGGCGCGGGTCTTGGTCTTGCCACAGGTGCAGCGCTCCTGCCGCTCGTCAAGGGTGCACTGAACCTCATTACGCAGAAGTGGTCAGGCATCGCAGCAGATGTCGCGAACGTCATGCTCATGGCCGGGGCAGGGGAGGCCATCACGATGATTGGATCCGCCATCGTGACCAAGGTCGTCATTGATGCGGGCAAGGTCGCCGTTCAGAAGGTAGCTTCCAAATGATGTATTTGATTTCAGGTCAGCCGGGCAACGGTAAGACCCTGCGCGCAATGTCCATGGCGCTTGAGTTCTACGAGCAGAACCAGCAGCAGGTGAAGGAAGGCAAGGCGCAGCCGCGCCGCTTCTTTACCAACATCGCGGGTGCAACGGCTGAGGAGGGCTCAGATGCCTTCCCATGGATGGAAAAGCTGCCCGAACACAATGACTGGACGCAGCTGCCGGATGGCTCATTCGTGATCTACGACGAAGCGCATTCCGATGGCAATACGCAGGGTCTTGAGCGCTATGGCAGGCTGTTCCCGTCTACGGGCAAGCCGGGCGAATCCGATGACCCGCGTATTCGCGCAATGTCTACGCACCGGCATCGTGGCTTCGATCTTGTGTTCGTCACGCAATGGCCGAACAAGATCCACCACCAGGTGCGCACGCTTATCGGTTCGCACACACACATGAATCGTTCCTTCGGCATGCAGCGTGCTGGCGTGCTCACGTGGTCGCGTGTGCAGAGCGATCCTTACGATGAGAAGGTGCGCGACAAAGCCGAGGAAGAAATCTGGTCCTACCCGAAGGCGCTGTACAGCCGCTATCGCAGCGCTACGCTGCACACGGCCAGTCACAAGTTCAAGGTGCCCAAGAAGGTCTGGCAGGCGCTGTCCGTGACCATCGTGCTGATTCTCGGCGTCTGGATGATCTATGCGTTCATCATCAAGCCTTCTCCGACGCCCAAGAAGGTGGAGGAGGGGGCCGGTGCTTTGCCGGCGGCGGGAGCCCTGGCGCCCTTGGGCGCGGGCGGGCCGGCGGCACGGCCCCTCACCCGTGAGGAGTACATCGAACGTCACACGCCGCGGATTGAGTTTCAGCCGTGGTCCGCCCCGGCGTTCGATGACAGGTCCGTGCAGTCGCAACCCGAGTTGTATTGCATGGCATCCGGCACCACCGAGCAGGACACCACCTGCACGTGCGTAACCGAGCAGGGTACCAAGGCAAAGGTCAGGTTGCCTGTGTGCCTTGCGATCGCACGCGACGGACCCGCCTACAATCCCTACCGCGCACCCCGCCAGATTGATTCTGGCGCCACCACCCAGCTTGCCGGTGTGCAACCGATCAACACACAGTCAAGTGGTGTTGCCGGTACAGTGATTGCGGTTGGTGAGCGGCCTATGTCTACGTTCCCTGAGTCGGTGCAGAATCGCTACAGCGGGAACTAACGTGGCGCATCAAGGGGTGCAGGTTGACGAAATCTGCACCCAACCGTTTTCGACTCGACGGAAGGTTTGGCCGTTGATGCAACGGTGACCCGGCGGAAGCGTCTTGGGCCTTGCTGCCCGTTCTGCGGCCTCGCGCTTACTGCGCACTTCTTCAATCGGCACCTCGGGGTACAGCTGCCGTGCGAGGGCCTCACCGGCACGTTCCTGTTCCTTCATGGCTGCATTTCCGGCCATGCCCAGGACACCGCAGGTTGCCAAGAGCAACGCACTGCCGCCCAAGAACACGCCTAGCGCCACCTTCCATACCAATCCCGTCGAACTCGCCATCTATGGCACCCCCAAGCAATCCGATGGCCATTCTAAGGGGTGTAGGGGCGGCGCCCCTACGGAAGCGCCTCACACGCGCTGGCGAGGCCTCGGCCCCGGTACCGACAGGACGCCCGAGATAGGATCGGCGTCAGGACCAGCCATCACCTCGGAAGACCGCTTTGCGCGACGATGGGCGACCTCGGCCAGGTCAACGATGTCGGCACGCCCGAACGGTCGTTTCTGGCCGCCTCGGGCAATCTCCATCATCCGACGCCATTCCTGTGCCTGTGCTGCCAGCAGAGAGAGCCAAGCCAGATCCTGCGGTTCCAGCTCACGGCCTTCGGGTGTGACCAGTCGGTCAGCCTTAAACGAAAAACCGGCCCAAGGGCCGGTTAGGTTGCGATCACGCACAATCAGGCTCCATGCCACAGCAGGGCTGAGGATCGAGGCAAGATGCGTGCCAGCCACCCTCGGATCGCTCTGAACATAATATACATTATGCGAAATGGCGTATCCGTCGAATCTGGGCCTTTGTTGGCTCCGTATGGCAATGGCTGGGCCTCTGGCTCGGCTCTTGCCTCTCTGTTCGTTCCCCCGACAAGGACGAACTCGCAGCATGATCAAGATTGATCCCCACGACCGCATAGATCTAACCGGCCCTTGGGCCGGTTTCGGCTTTCAGGGCGGCCACATGTTCACCCCCGAAGGCCACCAGCTGGAACTCTGTGATATGACCTGGTGGTCGTTGACCTGCAACATCGCCCGGGAATGGCGGCTGATGATGGCCGAGGCCCGCGCCGAGGTGACTACCCGATCGGTGCCGCCCCGAAAGGCCTGTGCCACAACGAAATCCACCGTCATCTACCTTGCTGATGCCTTCAGAATTCGCCGAGAACGGCGGTTGGCCACGGGTGTATCCGGTTCCGACGCCGATCCGTCCAATGTGGTCTACATGAGCCGTGGGCCGATGCCGCGCCAGCGCGTGTGAGGCGCTTACGTAGGGGCTTAGCCCCTACACCCGGCAAAGCACTCCAGGCCACAGCGTAGATCTTGATAGGCGCCCATGGCACGCCTATGGGCCTCTTTGAGAACCGGTGCGTACTCAGCCATTTGCTGACGATGAATTTCGTACTCCCGGCGAAGCTTAGGCTCAAAGGCCGGATCGTCCTTCTTTCGCTCATGATTGAGCATTGCGATCTCGGTCTGCCGCATAAAATCGTTGTTGAGCTTCACTGTATCGACCATGGCTCGAAGATAGGCGTATACCGCCACAATCTGCCGTCGCAATTTAGCGTCGGGGATCTTGCCAATCTGCGAAGCGCATGACTCATAGACCACGAAGTAGCGGTCGTAGATCGGATAATGAAATTCGATAGGCTCTCCGGCCATGGCTGCCTCGATGACATGAGCCCCGCCAGTGAGGCCGGTATGCATCTCGTACAAAGCGCGCAGCTCCTCTGCTATAGCCTGCAGTACTGCTCGAACTTCACCATCTGCGGCAACGTTGTCTCTTAGTTGCTGCGCCCTAACCGCTTCCCTGCCTACGAGGAATGTAGCGGCGCCGCCAATTGCGGCGCCCAGCAGGGCGGCAGCAGCACTGACGATTACGCCAAGAAAGCTCACGATAACGCTTAAAGCCTCAGTATCCACGCCCCCACTCCTCGCGGTCGGTTGTCCGCGATTCTAGCTCCGAAATCTGCGGGCCGGGCTAGAATGCGCCCAGGACGACTTGGGGGCCGTATGGAACGCGAACGACCAGAGTATCTACCACCAATCCCGCGCTCGCGCTGGGAATTCCCATGGCTAGGCATATTGGCTGTGCTGCTGCTGACTCTGGCAGGTGCTGGTGTCTGGCTGCACTTGAAGACCAGCGACGCGTGGAATCAACGCTTCGTGACCGGCAATAGCGCGGACACACTTCCAAAGCAGGTTGCGCCTGAGGCTAAGCCGCAGCAGGTGGCTACGCAGGAGCAAATGCAGCTACTTGAAACAAGGGTGCGGCGTGCGCGTGCAGAGGCCAGAATGCGCGAACAAGAGGACCTGCGTTGCATTAATGGAATCTTGTTCCGCAGGATCCCTGGGGGGTGGGAGAACCTCCCCGGTCAGACATGCCCGTGAACTGCCGTGGCGACTTCGCCCGGCTTGCCCGTAGACGGGAACAGCTTGCCGTAACGCGCAAGCCCTTGAGTGTTGTCATCGAAACGCGCTTCGTCATAGATCACGAAAGAGCCATCTGGCAGCTGGGTCCAGTCGTTTTGCTCGGCCAGTCGTTTTGCTCGGACAGCTTCTCCATCCACGGGAAGGCGTCTGCGCCCTCCTCTGCGGTTGCGCCCGCGATGTTGGTAAAGAAGCGGCGCGGCTGTGCCTTGTCTCCCTTTGCCTGCCGTTGGTTCTCTTCGTAGAACTCCAGCGCCATGGACATTGCGCGCAAGGTCTTGCCGTTACCCGGCTGACCCGAAATCAGACACATCATTTGGACGCTGCCTTTTGAATGGCGACCTTGCCTGCATCAATGACTACCTTGGTCACGATGGCCGAGCCGATCATAGCGATGGCCTCCCCTGCCCCGGCCATGAGCATCACGTTCGCAACACTCGCACGCCGCCGGAATTTGTGCGCGACTGGCGCGGCCGTTTTCCATTTGTTGACTGAGCCGACGTCAGAAGAGGGTGACTCACCTGGCGCCACTCCGAACGAATCCGCCGATCCGCAGGAGAATTCGAGAAGCTGAAATTCTTGCGGGGGCCATCACGCACGGCGAGCCTCCCGCAGATGCATCAGGGATACGCCCTGCTGGGCGCGGATGGCTTGGAACGCTGCTTCTTCCTCAGCGGTCCAGCCTGTGGCTGCCAGCTCGGCGCGTGCCTGGGCGACGAAGGCGGCTTCCTTGGCGCGCTGGATGGCGGCACAGTCACGCCGGTCGAGCTGCCACAAAACGATGCGAGCGCCGCCGATGGACACGGCCACGGTGGCCCCAAGGAGGGCGAAGGCAAGAAGGGGTCAGTCATGCCAGAATCCCCCTAACCGACAGTACGTTATAGGGGAAGTAATGGAAGCCGAGACATGGATGACGCAGAAGACACTGCTGCTTGCAGCTGGAGCATTTGCCGCCGGGGCGATATCGACTTGGATTCTGATTGGGGCCGAGTCGGGAAGTAGGGCCGACT